CTCGGGTGCGGCGATCGTCACCACGAGTGACGGTATTTGACTGATCTTGCCGTGCAGTGCAGCACGGGGAGGACACGGGTTACCGGAGTATGACTCGCTCGTGTGATGCAGCATGAGGAATGCGGCACCGGTATCTCGGGACCACCACTTCACTTCCCGCATCAGGTTTCGTAGCGAAGCAAACTCGTCCTCGGTGTCGTGTGTAATATCCACGGCGTTGTCAATAACCACTAGATGCGGGTTGTCACCTTGCATCAACCGGTACGTGCTGATCGCATCTTCTAAATCCGCAAGAGTGGGCGACGGGTCAAACATCCACTTGATGTGGGAGGCGTGGGTGCGGAGAACGTCCGCCGCCCACTGCGGATTCTGTTTGATGTGTTCTTCCACATCATGCTGCGGCATCGTCAGCACCATGCTGATCGTGCGCAGAGCCATCGTGGACTCGTGTGAGTCCGCAGACACGTACAACGTGGGTGCTTTCGACTGCACCGCTATCGCTAACGCCAGCGTGGACTTCCCGGCTCCAGGCTGACCGGCGATCATGGACACTTCGCCACGTCGGATCGTGATGCTGCGTTCCGCCCACGACTGGAACGGCACCGGCAGTGCGGTGCCGCCCCGGTCGATGGACGTGACAGCCCTATGAAGGGTTCTCATTAGGCAGGGAACGCATCCCAATCAGGCGTGCCCGGGTTCAGAAACATCGGGGCGCACTGATCCGGCGTGCCCTTCGGTGATGGGCAGAACCAGGCTCGGTACACCTGACCGGCACGAGGGCCGGACTTGTAGTTGCCTTGCCGACTGGTTCGGGGGCCATGCTTGCAGCTGGGTACCTGCGCTTGGGCGAACACCGGGGTCGGCGTATCCCAACCGTCCGATGCGGGGGCGGGTGCAGCGGGTTGTGTCGTGACCGACGCGACCGGCATAGCGGCAGCGACGTTCTTCACCGCAGCAGCAAGCTGCTCCAGCTCCACGATCGTTTTCATGTGGTCGTGAACAATCGCCAACGCCATTTGGAACGAATGATTGTCGTGTCCTTTCGCGTTGATCAACGTCCCCGCTGGGGTTTTCACACTGGCTTGCACCATGCAGCCATCAAATGCGTCACTCATTAGTGACCTCCATTTCCGTAGTGTTGCTATCAGGGATGAAAGAAACAGGGGCGGGCACTTCGGGGTTGTAGGCGTAGCAGTGATCCTTCACCCCGCACGAACCGCACATGCTCGTCAAGTGGGGGATGAACAGGTCGTTGTCTATCAGGATGCGTGCCTTCGTCAACCAGTCAGCGATAACCTGCGGCGGGTACCACAAGTCGAACACCGGGCCGAGACTGTTCTTGCGGCTCATGTAGTACGCACCTTGCGGCACGTCCACACCGAGGGTCTGCTGCAACGCCATGCGGTAGAAACCGAGCTGCAACGGTGAAGCTGGGCTGTTGCGTCCAGTTTTCAGATCAACAATCAGCATCGCACCGGTCGTTGTATCCACAAACACACGGTCCACGAAACCGCGCAGCGTCAACGTGTCGTGAACAATCGCGGACACTTCCACTTCCACCGCTGGCTTACCTGCCAGCACCGCCAGCTCCAGGTTCGGGTTGGATTCACGCCACTGGATGTAGCCCTTGATCTGTTCCGGTCCGTCCTCACGCCACCAGTCCAGGTTCTCACCGTCGGGCCACTGCTTCGTCTTGCGACCACCGGCACGAAACTCCGTGCCTTGCGGGTACTTGGCTAGTTCTTCATCGACGTACCGGTTGAACTCGGTTATAGCAAGGGTTGCTAAGTCACTCACCGTGCGCCTCCTTGTGCTTCGCCAAGTCGTAGGCTTCGGTTGCGGCATGCACGGCACTGCCACCGATCAGGTACCAGGCGGGCTGCTCGGGTACTTGCACGATCTTCGTCAAGCGGTATTTCTCCCCGCACGACAGCAGCGTTTCCAGCTGCGAGTAGGACACGTAGCTCACTTGGAAGCCTCCAGTTGTTGATCTTGCGGCAGCAACGTAAACATCCAGGAGTGACGGTCACCGTCGGTGGTGTAGTCATCAACGGCTACCTGTTCACCACGCAAGCCGTGCTGATCGCAGACAACCAACCACTGCTCGGGAGTGATATCCCCATCCGCGACCACGACCACGGTTCGGTCGGTACGGGTGATGCTGATGCTCATGCTGCCCCCTTCGGTCATGACCGAACAATAGTGACACTACGCCGTTGATTCGATTAACCCGATTACTTCGGCGTGTCTTTGGTTAAGTTTCAGACATCTAACAATAGTGGGACGAGAGGGAGCAACTTGTGTGACGGAATTGCGACATTGTGGTTGGCTCAGAAACAAGCTAGGGCAAGAAAAAATCCGCACCGTACGGGTAGCCGCACGATACAGACGGTGGTAGTAACCGTACGGTTACGACGTTACGACTACCGTATACGCCGAACGGCCCCGCCTCTAATGGGCGGGGCCGTTACGGTTACGGTTGTTGCGACGCCGGGTTACGGTGCGGCGCGGCAACGGTGACAGTGTAGCAACACCGCCAAACCGGGGTCTATTTCCCGGCGTGTCGCGGCTTCGCGATACGCAGCCGCTTGCTCCGGATCGGGATGTTCTCGTCGTCGTGATCGCGGTAGATCTCGTCGATGTAGTGGAAGCCCTTTATGTCGTCCGGGTCGTACCCGACAATCCACTCGTTCTGCCGCATCGACTTCCACCAGCTGTCCAGCATGCCGCGTTCCTTCACGTTCAACTTCTCGCCCTGGTGGTCACGGGCCAGTAGTCTGAGCATGCGCAACGGATTGGCGGTGGCATGCTCCGACGACACCCTCCACGGGATGTAGTCCTCGTACCGCTTGCCGTCGTCTGCCAACCCGTACCTCGCCATAGCTGCCGCGATCGCGCTCCGGGTCACGATGTTGCCGTACTCCTGGAGCGTCAGGTCCACCATTTGCCGTTGCGTGTATCCGGCTTTACGCCACTTCTCCAAGACGTTCTTCGGGGGGACCAGACTGGGGGGAGCCATAGTGTTACTCCTGTTCGTTTCTGCCCCTGGTGGGCTGTACAAAATCAGGGTAACACTGTTCTACAGTGCATTGTGACATTCCCACCTAAGTGTGACCGGTTAGACATAGTAGGCAAACAGTCCAAAAATAGGGGACTATGGAGGGGTCCCAAAAACAGCGAAAATCCCACTCCCTGCATTGAGAGTGGGACTACGCTTGTGCGCTTGTGTCCGAGGGGGGACTTGAACCCTAGCGACATAATGACCCGAACGGTAGAGTTGTCATCATAACCAGATGACGCTATCTTGTTCGTAGTCCACTCATCAGTATAGGAGTTGCTATGACATACAGAATCACCATTGACCGTGCCCAATCGGAGTACGAGAAGCACCTACGTGCCCGTGGCCTAGCCCCTCGCAGCGTCAAGTCACAGATGCAAACCCTCAACCACTGCCGTGCAGCGTGGGGGGAGACGCAGCTCGTGGCGAAGGTGCGTCCCGAACACTTGGATCAGCTGTTCATTCACGGGGACTGGTCCCCGAACACCCGCAACCTGCACCTATCCAACCTGCGCGGGTTCTTCACCTGGGCACGGCGCAACGGTTACGTGCCCAAGGATTACGACCCCACCGAGGGGTGGCGGAACATCCGGGTGGAAAAGAAAGAAAAGATGTGGCTGCCCCTGGAGCAGTTCCCGGACCTGCTCGCTGCCTGCGACAACGGGCGGGACCGGGGCATCGTCGCTATCGGGCTGTTCACGTTCATGCGTGGATCGGAAGTGTCCACCCTGCGGGTCCGGGACCTGGACTTCCAGCGCAACACTGTCGATATGTACCGGCACAAGACCAAGCAGCAAGACGTGCTGCCCATGAGTAGCGAGTTGAAGCGGGAAATGCTGACGTGGCTGAACGAATACGAGCTGCGCATCAACCGTCCCCTCAACCCGGACTGGTTCCTTGTGCCCGCGCAAGGGCCGCTGCCGATGACGTTCGACTTCACCAAGCGCAAACTCCAGCCGACGGGGGAGCCGAGCGTGCTGCGCCCCACAACCCCGATGGGCAAGCCGTACGAGGTGGTGAAGCGGGCGATGCGCCGCATCGGGCATGAACCGCACGGGTCCGGGATGCACACCCTGCGCCGATCCGGTGCCCGTGCCCTGTTCGACCGCCTCCGGCACGAAGGCTACGACGGGGCACTCATGCGGGTGTCGTCCATGCTTGGGCATGCCGACACGAAAACCACCGAGATATACCTGGGCCTGTCAATTGAACGGCAGCAGCGCAACGAGCTGATCGCCGGGAAAGCCATGTTCCCGGACATGACAGAAAGCGGTACTGTGGTGCCGTTGAAGGAGGCTTCCGGTGGCTGAGGTAACTAGCAAAGTATGTGATGCGTGCGGGTCGAAAGACTCCGTGGACACCCTGATGGTGGTGTACCACTACGGCACTGACCGCCCGTGGGAGGTCGATATGTGCCAGAAGTGCTACGACACCCGCTTCGCGGACCTGATCGCGAAGTCCCGCCCCGGCATGCGGGTCAACACCCGCCCGCAATACCGCCTGGTCAAGACCAGCATCAGCCCCGAAAACCTGTAAAAACCCCCGATTTACCCCCCCGTTTTTAGGGGTTTTGAGGCCGTAGAGACGACGAAAAGCCCCTCCCTAGGTAATCACACCAGGGGAGGGGGTTTCTCGTCTGAGAATGGCTCACAGGGCCGTTATCGACCATGTACCGTTGTGTTACTATCGGGTCTTGATCCTGCCGGACGGGGTGATCCCGAGCCGCTTCATCTCATCCCGGACAGCCACAATGTCCGGGCTCTTGATCACCAAGTGCATCGGGTCATAGAACCGCTTGTAGTCACCACCCCACTCCAGCAGGCGGTACTTACGCAGCAGCAGCCGCATCCGGCGAGCCTTGATTGGGTGGCGCACCCACCACGTATTCGACTTCGACTGGCTGCCTTCCTTCGTGGCATTCAAGTCAATCGCCACACCACCACAATGATCACTCACCCGGCTAGACGCCCGCCCGGTACGCACCGGAGCCCACGCCCAATCATCAAACGTGCCCTTATCAATAGGGGCAATCAGCTTGTGGTACTCCGAAGCGAACGCCACCAGATACGGGCCAACATCCTTCCGAAGCCGCATCTTCCGCTTCGTGCCAGGGATCGTGAACAACCGCAGCATCGGGCTGTTCCCGTCCTTAATCACAGGCCAGCCATTAATCGTGGTCTTACTCACTACGCCGCCCAAACCTCGGGTTCTCACCGTTCAAGTAATCAACCAGCACGACAAGAGCTGGCGGCACAGCGACAACGAGGATCGTCGGCAGCCCGAAGCCAGCGATGTTGTCCACTACCCATGTCAATGCGGTAGCAGCGAATACCTTCAACGCCACCCCGAGAGGGTGGTCGTTGATGAACGCCATGAAGTCTTTC